AAAGCCGGGCATGACGACGCCAGAGATGACGCCGTTGGGCCACGCCGCGGCAACGCGTTGGGCGCAGTAACCGACATGGCGGACATCGGGACGGTCGCGGTAGTTGAAGAACAGCGGTTCGATGGTGCGCATCCACTGCATCGACAGGTCGTCGGTGACTTCGGCGATGTTGTCTTTCAAGTCTTCGTCGGAGGTGGTGAGGAATCCGGCGGTGGAGGAGGTGGCCCTGGTGATGCGGCCGATCTCGGTACCGGCGGAACGGATCGACATGTGGACAGCTCCGTCGACGTTGCCGGTACCGGTGCGGTTGGAGATGTAGTTGCGGTTGGTGCTGTCGTCGATGTCGACTTCGACGGTGTCGGTGAAGGTGTCGGGATCGGTGTAGATGGCGCGGAGCTGGCGTTGGACCTCGAAGAAGGCGCGGCGTTCGGCAGGGGTGTTGCGCGGCTGGTAGCCGACCCTAGGACTGGGCATCGACCTCGTCCCGACGATCGTGCTGTTCGAGCACGGCGCGCGACAGCAGCTGTTCGATCTCGTCATCGGTGAGCATGCCGATGGCCTTGGTGTTGACACCCTCGCGCGGAGGGGAGATCGCGCCGAGGGTGTCGAGGTACAGCTTGGCCGCCTGGACGTGGCGCGGGTTGCGGGTATCGACGGCGGCATCGTAAAGAACGTCCATCACGCGTTGTCGACGGTCTTCACCGCCGACAACGCGATCGGTGTCGTCGGACCACGCCTCGCGGAACTCTCGCTCCTGACGCCAGTTGTAGAGCGTCTTGGGAAAGACGTCGATCTCGCGTGCCAACTCCACCTCGGTAGGGGGTTGCCGGTGGGTGGGCGGGGTGGTGAGCCACTCGATGTAGCGCATCTTGCGCGGATCCTGGCGGACCGGGACGTAGCCCTTCGACATGGGCGCATTGTCTCACGCCCAGTCAAGAAACGCTTGCGTGATATCGCATCAGCTGCTATGATAGCACATATGGGACACTACGACAAGATCACCGACCCGAACGAGGTGCGTGTCGCCATCCCGGTGAGGGTGGCCTGGCGTGCCCGCGAAGAGCTGTCCGCGATCGCCCACGAACGACACACCAACGTCAACTCGATCATCTGCGAGGCGATCGAGGCCTACACCGGGATCGTGACCCGATGAGCCTTCGCATAGTCGGCATCGATCCCGGCAAGACGGGGGCCATCGCCCTGTTCATCGACGGCGAAGCGGCCGCGGTGATCGACATGCCGCTCGGCGTGCACGGCGTCGACGGGGCCGAAGTGTTCCGTCAGCTGAAGCTGTGGGAGGCGAACGAGGTGTACATCGAGCACACCCACGCCATGCCGACCAACGGCAGCCAGGCCGCATTCAGCCAGGGCGACTCCAACGGGGCGCTGCGCACCGCCACCCACATCGCAGGTATCCCGTTGATCTGGGCACCGGCCATCCAGTGGCAGCGCTCGGCCGGATTGCCGACGGTATCCACCGCCCAGCTGTCGACGACCGAACGCAAGCGCCGGTCGCGGATGCGGGCCATCGAGCTGTTCCCTGGCATGGCCGAGTACCTCAGCCGGTCGAAGGATCACAACCGTGCCGAAGCGCTGCTGATCGGGCGCTTCGGCGTGAAGACGTCGATCACCCAGGTGCTGATCGATGGATGAGCGCCTGAGGATCCCACCGAAGTTCGCGGCGACGTGCGAGCTGTGCAGCGAACCGCTCGACATACGGGCCAACGGCGTGCACCAGTGGACGTCGGGCTGGGTGAAGAACCGTTCGGGCGGCGGCGGCCACGGGGTGTCGTGCCCGGTGCGGGAGCTGCGCTGGGCGCACGGCCAGTGCGTGCGTGACGCCGTGGACGGCCACACCTTTCAAGGGACGCTGCTATGAGCGGCGAAACCTGGCGCGCTGATGACCTCGTGATGCGAGCACTGCGCACCAACGGGCAGTTCATCTGCCAGTGCACCGACCCGAAGCCCGAACGAGTGGCGTGGTTCGGCGGCTACCAATGCGCCAACTGCCTCAAACTCTATGACACCCATCGCCCAACACTGGAGGAACCATGGACACCGCCGAACGCATCGTCAGTGAAGCGCAAGAAGAACTGGAGAAGCTTGATGCACGGATCGCCCAGGCCCGCTCCGACAAGCTCGGACTCAACCAGAACATCGCCGATCTGATCGAGCAGCGCAAGCCGCTGTCGCGGATCGTCAACGCAGCGAAGGGACGCAACGGTCATGGACCCGATCGACCTGAGTGAGTTCGCCGATGAACCCCCGGCGAAAGATTTCCGTCGAGCTAATGGTGCGCCGATGGTCAAGCGCCTCGACGATCCAACCAAGTGGGACCGCTACTCCCGACCATCAAGTTGGGGTCGTGATCTGGACGACGAATCCAACCTCACGCTCTGGCGGATTGATCGGGCCATGGACGGTGTCGCTTCGTCTCCCGCGCTGGCTGCCGGGGTGGCGGCGAAGAAGGGGATCAAGGAGGGCCGCAAGGATCTCCGCGACCAGGCGATCATGTTGGGCCGCGGCGACGAGGCCGCCGACCTCGGTACCGCCCTCCACGCGATGTCGCACCGGCTGGAGACGGAAGACGGCTTCGTGGCCCCCGAACCGTTCGCAGCCGACCTCGCCGCCTACCTGATGATGCTGGACGCGGCGGGGCTGAAGTCACGCTGGATCGAGGTGCACGTCTGCTCGGACCGCTGGCGGGGGGCGGGCACGACGGACCGGATCTACGAGACGACGCGGGAGCTGCGCCTGCCGGATGGCTCGCTGATCCCGCCGGGGACGATGTTCATCGGCGACCTGAAGACCGGCAAGTCGCTGGAGTACTCGCTGCCCGGATTCTGCATCCAGCTGGCGATCTACTGTGACGGCTGCTTCTACAACGTCGACACGAACGAGCGGAGCGAGTTCCCGCCGTCGCTGCACACCGGCTGGGGGGTGCTGGTCCATCTCCCGGTCGGGGCGGCGACCTGCGAGCTGATGTGGGCCGATCTGACCGTGGGGCGCGAGGGGGCGGCGATCGTGCAGCAGGTGCGCAAGTGGCGCAAGCGCGAGGACTACGCCGCCCCGTTCGAGCTGCCCGCCTCGGACGAGGTGGCGGTGCTGTCGGCGGTCGACGTGGCGCTGCCGATGGAGCCGGTGGAGCCGTCACCGGAAGACGTGGCGTGGGCCGACGCCATGGCGCAGTGGTGTCAGGAGCGGATCAACCGGATCGGTCTGATCCCCGACGGGCGGGCGCTGCTGCTGCGGCGCTGGCCGGTCGACGTCCCGCCGCTGCGGCAGGGCTACACCCCTGAGGGTGTCGCCGAGGTTCTCGATCTTCTCGCCGCTGTCGAAGCGGCGTTCGACCTTCCGTTCCCCGAGGGTGATCCCCGGCCGGGATGGAACCAGGGCCTCCCACGCCGTGAGGGCGTGCGGGGACATCAACCACCAACACAGGAGCAATTCAACTCATGAGCAAGTACGACGACATCAACACGTTCCTCACCAGCGGGGGGGCGAAGTCGTTCCCGTTCGCGTCGATCGGTGACAGCGTCGAGGGGACGGTCGTGGACGCCGAGGTCCGCCAGCAGACGTCGATGGAGGGCGAGCTGTTGACGTGGGCCGACGGCAAGCCGCGGATGCAGGTGGTGATCACGCTGCAGACGGAGCTGCGCGACGACGAGTCCGATGACGGGCTGCGGACGATCTACGCCAAGGGCGGCAAGTTCGACATCGGCAGGGGCGAGGGCACCTCGATGCGTGACGCGATCGCCGAAGCGGTGAAGGGCCAGAAGCTGGAGGAGGGCGACAGCCTCGTCGTCGTCCACTCGGGGATGGGTGTGGCCAAGCGCGGCTATCAGGCCCCGAAGTTGTACACGGCCGGGTTCCGCAAGGCGAAGGTCGGCATCTCGGCCGACGCCTTGTTCTCGGACGCCTGATGCCTACGCGTTCACTCGACTGGTACGCCGAGGAGTGGCACGAGGAACAGGCGTTGGCGGATGACCTGGCCCTCGCACTTCAGCTCTCGGTCAAGTTCGGGCGCCCCCCCGAACAGGCCGAGGAAGTGCTGGCCCGCTACCGGGACAGGAAAGCAGAGCGGGACTGATGCCGGGGGGACGTCCGCGGGTCTTCGTCGAACGAAGGCTCGCGGACTACCCGGCCCCGACGCCGCAGCCGACTCCGTGTCGGCTGTGGCAGGGGGCGCAGCACTCGTCGGGCTACGGGGTGCTGGTGGGCCGGTCGCATCTGCCGGAGGTGCGTGTCGCCGGACGCACGCCGTCGCCATCGAAGTCGAACAAGATGTACGCCCACCGCTGGGTGTGGGAAGCGGTGAACGGGCCGATCCCGGCGGGCATGGTGGTGCGTCACAAGTGCGACAACCGGCTCTGCTATCGGCTGTCGCATCTGGAGCTGGGCACGGTGGCGGAGAACAACGCCGACATGATCAGCCGTGGTCACGCCGGGCCGACGCTGATCCTGTCGCCGAGCCAGATCAAGGTGCTGTTCGACCTGCGCGACGAGGGGCTGAGCTACACGCGCATCCACGAGTACTTCCCGGAGGTGTCGATCGGCACGGTCAAGCGGATCGGGCTGCTCGGCCGGGAGGCGTTCGGTGATCTGTGGGACCCGGAGGCGACGGGCTGGTTCAAGCCGGACCAGGACCCGCGCATCACGAAGGCATCGGAGAAGTATCGATCGTGGAGAGAGCGAGGACCGTCATGACGTTGTTCGAGAGTTCGGGCCAGCCGATGGAGCCGCTGGCTCCGGGGTGGACGTACGTCCGCAACCGTGAGGGCGTGGTGCCGTACGCCCATCTGATCCAGACGCAGTCGTCGAACGGGGCGGTGACGACGCGCTGCGGACAGGTGTGCTCGAACCGGTTGCCGACGGAGGGGGTGGTGGTGATGCTGCGCTGCCCGGAGTGCGACATGGACCTGCAGCTGTCGGAGTGAAGACGGAGGCGGGGCCGGGAAACCGGCCCCGCCTCAACATCTAGGATCGTGAACTTCGACACCCGCGATCCAAACCCGACGAAAGGACATCGTCATGACTAAATCTAGCATCCTCGAAACCGCCATCGCAGCCCATCAAGCAGGGCTGTGCCCGATCCGGGCGAAGGTCGACGGATCGAAGGCCCCGCTGCGTCCGTGGAAGCAGAACATCGGCGGTGAGCGCCCCGGCCTCGACGACGTGATGGTCGACTTCAAGGATTGGCCGAACATCGGGCTGGTGTGCGGCGCGGTCAGCGATCGGCTGGTGCTGGTCGAGTTCGAGGGCCGGTTCATGGAGCATTTCACCGAGGCCGCGCAGCGGCTGGAGGCTGCGGACCTCGGTTCGGTGTGGGAGTCGTGGCTGGACGGCTACTGCGAGAAGACACCGGGCAACGGGCTACACGTCCTGATCCATGTCGGCGGGGACGGGCCGGTGCCGGGGAACATCAAGGTGGCGTCGGACGCCTCGCACCAGACGCTGATCGAGACGCGTGGCGAGGGCGGGTTCGTGATCATCGCCCCGTCGAACGGTTCGACGCATGAATCGGGCAGGGCGTGGGAGCGGATCAGCGGTTCGTTCGAGGAGATCGCCTGGACGACACCGGAGGAGTTCGCCGCCGTGCTCGGGGTGCTGGCCTCGTTCAACGTCGAACGAGTTGTCCCCCCTGTCCCCCCTGTCCCCCAACGTACGTTCGAGGGGGAGAGCCAGTGGCCGCAGTTCCTGGCCAGCTTCGGCTCGGTGCCCGAGGAGTTGGAGCGCCGGGGCTGGACGCAGGTCGGCCAGGACGCCAAGGGCACCCACTGGAAGCGGCCGGGCAAGCCCGAGCCGGGGCATTCGGGGTCGGTCAACGCCAGCGGGCGGCTGTACGTGTTCTCCTCGTCGACGCCGCTCACCCCATCCGACCAGGAGCACGACCGGACCTACGACACGCTCGACATCATCCTGGCCTACGAGCTGGGCCGGAACCCGACCGAGGCCGACCGCACCGCCCGTTTCCGCGAATGGAGGGGGGGAACGATTCCCCCCCTGCGCGCCGCATCACCCCAGGTCAGCGGGGGGGACACCGGGGAGGACGATTCCTCCCCCTCCCTCTGGCTGCCGCCCGAGTTCTGGGACCTGCGTCCGGTGTTGCGGGCGATCCACGACGCCTCACTGAGACAGCAGCGCTCACCGGAGGGAGTGCTCGGAGCGTTCCTGTCGAGCTACGCCACCACCGTGCCGATGTCGATCAAGCTGCCGGACATCGTGGGTGTGGCCTCGCCGCTCAACACCTACTGCGCGCTGGTGGCGAAATCGGGCGGTGGGAAGTCG